GTGTAAAAAGGGTGCGGCTTGCCGTTGAGGAAAAGTTGGATCGGGTGATCTTCCAGCAGGTCGAAACCGTTTTTAGATTTGCCTTTTACCTGCCTGTCCAGCATGGCAATGCCATCGGAAATGATGTTGAAGGCAGCGTAAATCGGCGGAAGGGAAAGGGAACTGTCGTTATTGACGGCTACGCCGGCAAGATTTGGAGCGCCGAAAGCAAGCAGCCGTTGCGCCTCGTATGATTGTAGGGTGTAATTGCGCTTTTCGATGGAGGGCTCCGCGGGCTCAACTACCGGATTTTCCGGTGCAAGTTGTATCGGGTGCTCATTCTGCCAACGTGTTAAAGGAGAGTTCCACGGCATTTTTGCTGCTTTTCAGCACAAAACTCAACCATAACCGGGCCGATAAAACAATTTTAACTTGAACTGTTTTAAATTGCCTTCAATCTTGCCGCCTGTGGCTTCGCCTTTTTCATCGTGGCAAACGAACGATAGGTGGAGTAACGTTGTACCCCATGCGTCTGCCGAAGTTCGCTCTCAAGCGAAATAAGAGCCTTTTTCATCGGGGCTCTTTCGTAGCGATTTTCATGGACAAGTTCCCAAAACCGCTGCATGTAGCCTTCGGATGTGCGGATGTCGATGTTAGGTCGAGTATTCAACGCCAGGGATTTTTTGTGCCAAATAGGAGCCTGCACGTGGTTTTATCTCAAAAACCATGCGCATCAGGCAGATATCTACAAAATCAGGGCTTCGATGTATGGCGGCTTTAATTTCCTCCTTCGAGGTGATTTTTAGTTTTCCGGTTGCTGATTGCCCGTCTTTCTTGTGCTCCGAAAATTCGGCTACGATAAAATCCTGATCGTGCCGGTCGGGGATGTCGATATAGATTTTCTTTTCAGCCACCAGTTTTGCCAGCCGGTAAGCGCATTGCGTCCGGAGGTTTTGATAGTCCACCTTTACGCCTTCCTCCTCGATCGGGGTTGATTGGCTCCTGAAATCGTACGACGAACGGAAAAAACCTTTCAGGAAGTTGCCGATACCATTGGCATCGAAAACGATGTTGCGGCCAGGAACTGAGTGCTTACGCGCAAAATCTTCCATGTGCTGCCAAATCTCCATGCCGTCACTCTTTGCCCAACTCTTCTGCTCAATCAGCCGTAAACCATCCCAAGCAGCCAGCCGGAAAAGATCGCTGCCGTCCATGGCAATATCGGCACTCATGTACTTTTCGCCACCCGGCAGGAAACTATTGCTGAACATATCCAACAAGTCCTCGTAAGCAAATAACTCATTTTCGCCTTCGGCATCGTACCAGCACCCTTTGCGCAACCTGGTGCCGTGCTTTTTATCCTGCGCGAACAGGTTGCCCTCATACGACGGGTCCTTGTCAATCAGCGCTTTGTTTTCGTCCAGCAATCCGGGGATGAATGTTATCGACTTCGCCAGTTCCGGCCGGAATTGCGCCCTACCCTCTTCGGGCATTGCGGCAATGGCTTCTGCAGGAGTATCGCCCCAATACGAACGCTCATTGTACCGAACCAGCCACCGAATCAAACCAGCCCTTTCAGGTATCGGCATGCCGCGCAAATTTTCGTGATCGTGATCGTCCGGATATATCCACCATGAAATTAATCGCTTCACCCATCCGGAAGTTTGCGGGTTTGTAGTAGCGCGGACGTAGGGTTTTACACCCGATGCGGAGCGGTTACGGGAGAGTAAGTACCAAAATTGGCCTTCGGTGAAGTGAATGAGTTCGTCAAACCCGAGCATTGCGATTTGGGCGCCGTCCCATTCGGTTTTGGTCGATTCATGTTCCAGGTGGGAAAACATCAGGGTTGCACCCGATGGGAATTTCCACTTTGGTGGGTTTTCGGTAAAAGCGGCCGAGCGCCCGGCGCTGTCACGGAGTTTGAGATACATCTCCTTGCTCGTGTCCCAAAGTCCACCTGCATTCTTGATCTGTGGGATGGTCCTACGGAAAATGACCGATTGAAAACGAGGATTGCCAACGTGCCGAAGCGCTTCCATGAGCAGTGCGTAGGATTTTCCAGCACCGGCAGCGCCGCCACCGATTACAATATCAGCCGGACTGGATAGGAACGATGCCTGAAACCCCGGTTGAGGTCGTATTTGTTGACGCTGGTCGGTCATCGTTTGTTTTCCGGCAACACCAGAACGAAGCCACCGCCAAGTGGCGAATCTTCATCGTTGCCGAGTTTTACAGTTTTATCCCACCCGGTTTCAGTCAGCCACTTGCGGGCCTGCGCATCACCTTTTCCGGCTTGCTTGTACGCCTTCGCCACAATCCCGGCAGCGCCCGGAAGCGAAACGGCAACCGGTACCAGTTTCCCGGTAGGGTTGCCGTCAGCATCGAGTAAACGCCCTTTCAATACTATAGTCCTTTCGACTTCCGCCAAATCGCGGATTGCTTCGCGGAAAGGATTCGGTTTGCGGCCTGCGCCGGGAGGAGCCGGTTGCCCTGCTTCTTGCGGGTGTAAAACACCGCCGTTTTTGCCGGCTATCGTTTTCTTCATAGAAAAAGTTTGAAAAGCAAAACTCCACCGGTTTCCCGGTGGAGCGACTTCAGTAGACCATTCGATAAATACTATTCCTCTTTCCCTTGCAAATTCTATGCAAGGATTATGTCTTTAATTGTTCTTCGCCTTGTGATCCTCAAGCGTTTGATCGTGCTGTTTACCGGCACGAAACATGGCCATGAAAAACCATCCGAGCACAAAGCCGATGAAAACCCCGATTATCCACATAATAGCGCCAGGATAAAAGTGATAACAACGAAAGCCGGTGCACAGCCTATATTGTCGGTTTGATCCGGCCGACGTACGCGGCGCGGTGTCCGATACGGATCTGGCTGCCGAAGTGCGTAACCTTTTGCTCTTTTGCTCATGCCGCCTGCGTTTGTGGCCGGTGCTTGCGCAACCAGCCCTGTTTGAAAGATTCGATTTCGCGGCAAAGCCAGTATTCAGCGCCGCCAGACTGCCGGACTATCGCGGCAAAGTCAACCTGGTCAGGGCGCATCTGATCGTCACCGATCTTCACCTCGACGCTGATCCAGTAGCCGGTTTGGAGATTGAAGCCGATTACATCACTTACGCCTTTCCGAGCGCACGGGACCGGCCGGTAACATTTACGGATTGCTGCCGTGAAAAGTTCGGCTTTTTTCTCGCTGGTGTAATTCACCCGGCTGAGCGCGTCAAACAGTTTTAGGAGCTGTGCTACCAACTCCTTTTCATCTATCCTGCCGTTGTTTTCCTGCCGCCAAACGAGGTATCCCTGAGTATTCAGGAAGTTTACCACCTGGGCGATGACGAGGTTTTGATTTACCTTTTGCATAGTCAACGGTTTAAGTTTTAAAGAATGCCCCGACCTTGCTCGGGGCCACACGCGACGTACTGCGATCATCTTGATTGGCTACATGCGCCTATTGATGTTGTGGAGAGCCAGGGAGTCGAACCCCGATCACGTCAAAGCCTTTCGCAAACCCCAACGCGCCTTTCTCCCCTTGAAAAAGGCCGGGCCTCGTGCTCTTTTGCATCCAGCCCGGCACTCCGCTTACATCTCATGAAAATTTCTTAAAAAACCCGGCGACCGTCTTCACCATACAGCCGCCAGGGAAAAATGAAACTACACCTCAAATTTGGCAGGGTAAACGGGACTCGAACCCGAGCAACGCGAGAATGATAACCTCCCCGCCATGCGTCCAACACCCTGCTTTTCTTTAGCCTGCTTCACCAGCCTTTTCGCCTTCAAACAGGTCTCCTTGCGTGCCGATTCCGGCCTCCTCTCTGTACTGCTGCAAACGTGCTTTGCACTCTTCAATGCCGGCATGAGTAAGGTTGTCAAACGTGTCCCGAACGTCGGAATCCCAGCCGTGCACAAGGGTTATAATAGGCTGGACTTTGTATGTCAATCGCTCGTAATTCACAGAGCATTTGGCATAGCACTTTACATCTGTGCTATCGACATTGACATAGTCTTCGAACTTGAATGTTTCTTTTTCACAGGTCATTTTCAACCCGGATGAATTTTTGGATGAAGATTTCTTTGGCATAACTCGATGCTTTTATTGGTGAAAAATTTATGTGCGTTGCTTGTTGATCCAGTCCAGGACGGCAAGGCGCTTGCCGCTGACTGACATTTTGTTTTTGAACGCTTCGCTGTAGGCGCCCTTCCGGGCGTCTTCGATTTCAGCAGTCAGTTCCTTGCGCCGGTACGGCGTTGCGCCATCCATATCCCGGTGCGTCTCCCTGACCACGGCGTCAAACCGGCGTTGAAACATGGCTTTTTTCTCTTCGTCGGTCAAAACCAGTTCACCGCGCCGGGTCAAAAATTCGTAGTCGTAGGCAGTACAGTTATCAATCGTCGGCTCGTGGAGTAGTTTCAAAAATTTGATCCGATTCTGTTCCCATGCTTCCATATCGTGTTGCCGTTGGCGCTCTTCGCCGGATTGTAATGCAGCGGACGCGTTTTCAACGGTCCGAAAATGCCGCACGGCTTCACCTCGATACTCCTTGTAAGCCGCCAGTACTTCACCCAACATGCCCACGGTGAAAGTGCCGAAGTAGGCCCGGAGCGTTACACCCTCAAATTCACCGGCAGCAGCCAGGCGGAAAGCGAGGCGGATCTCGCCGATGTTCAAAAAACCAAACTGATCAATCACAAATTCTGCCGCTTCGTCAAAAACCAAATCCTTTGTATTCGGGCACCCGGTGTACTGCTTCGCACAGCCTTCCAGTTCGGCCACCAAGGCCAACATGAACATTTCGGTATCTTCGGCTACACCCGCCCGGATCGTTACACCCGATACGCTTTTCGCTACACACTCCGAAACCTCATTGCTGATTCCTGCCTTGCTGCTTACTACGGAAACGAGCGGCGAGGATGCCGGCGCGTTCAACGAGGTTATCCCGGTCGAGGAGGGGTTGGACGGATGGGCCAGCGGAAGAATTGTTTGTATTGCTTGCATGGCTTGGTGAAGATTGAAGGGTGACAAGTTTCTGTTTGCGGCGGTCATCGGAGATTATTTGAGCGGCGAAGGCGAGCCAGTCAGGTTTTGTGCAGGATGGGTGTTGCGCACTCCAATCGCGGCAGCGGCCGCGGTAGTAGTCCGCATCAGCATCCACTGTTTCGGGTGCGTACTGGTGTAGCGCCTGGGCAAAAGCGCCGGTCGTGGAGTTGTGCCAGATCGATTCTGCAAATGTGGTAGCGGTGGGAACGGGCTTCGGTGCTGGCTCGGGACGTGCAGGAGGCGTGGGAGGCGTGGGAACCGTGGGGGGGCGCGCCGGAATTGGGGGGGCTTTTTCTTTTTTTTCCTTTTCGAAGTCAAGTTGATTTTCGCGCGCGCCGCCACTACTACTTGTAGTATTATCTTTAATATTAACTGTATTATTATGGTTGCGCTTTTCGTCAATAGGTCTTGCGCTTTTCCGCAATAGGGTCTTGCGCTTTTCGTCAATACCTCTTGCGCTTTTCCGCAATAGGGGTACGGAATCGTTAATATAAATAAGACGCTGATTTCCAGCGGATTTATCGACCTGTGTCCGGATAAACCCTTTCGATTCAAGTTGTGAAATCCAGCGCGAAACCGTGAAGTCGGAGACATTGTAAAGCCGTGCAAAGTGCGAATTGCTTGCCCAGCAATATCCGCGTTCGTTCGACAGCGCAGTTATCTCGCCATACAGCAGTTTTGCTGTAGGAATCAAATCCTCGCAGTAGCGGACCGTTGCGGGTATGATTGCATAAAAATTAGGTGATTCCATGAGAGAATAAACTTCAACGGTACGACGGTTCGGGTTCGGCGGGCTGCTGATTCCGGCCAACCAAGTGCCCGATCAACAGGAAGGTTATCATGGCTATTTTTGGATCCCACGCAATGAAATCCATAATAACTCGGCAAAGGCAATCGAGAAAATCAGTGACAAAATCCATGATGGATGAGTTTTACTTGTGAGAATTGACAGGTTTTCTGAAGCAGTTTAGTATTTCCCACCGCTCGTGCCGCGCCCTAATCGTCTCGGCGTCGATGGCTAAAAAAATTGCAAAACCGATTTATAGCGGTTGCATCCTCCCCGCTGCCCCTGGGCGTAGCAAACACCCCCGAAATATTGGAGGCCCGGTTGGGCCTGCCTTTGTCGTAAGCATCCGCCAAAGCCGCCAGCGGATCTATTGCCGCTTCACGGCTGATGAATTTGCCGGGCTCCACCTCAATGAAGTCGCCGGCAGCAACGTGCTGCTCGAAGTTGGAAACCTCCTGTTCGTGGAGCGGGACCGGTGAGCCAAAAAGGTCAGTGAGGGAATTGAAAGCGCCCATGATGCTTTGGATTTAAGCGGCTTGTTCAGCCGCAATGAATTGATCGATTTTTGCAGGAGTGACAGCCCCGTCAGGAAACAAAGCCCTTAATCCGGCCTCATGGATAAGGCTGGACAAGTAAGCCAGTTTCTCGGCCGGTGGCTTTTGCATTATTTTCAATGAAATTTCATCGCAAATTTCCTGCCGCACAATAGGCAACCCGTGCTGAATAGCACGGAAAGCGATGCGGGCAGCGAAAGAGGGCTTACCTGTCTTTTCCGATTCCAGCGCAGCCAATTGATCCAGGATCATTTTGGTATCGTCATCAAGCCGCACATTGAAAGGATCGCGCGATTTTTTTTGCTTTGCCATTTTGCACATTGAATTTGAATGCTACTTTTGTTTAATAGCGTCACAAACGTAGTGCGTTTTCAATGAAAATGCAATGAAATATCAGTGAAATATTTTTTCACATTTTTTTCAACATGGAAAGCCTGGAAACAATCATAGCCTCGCTTCGCGCACAAGGCATAAGTGTGAAAAACATCTATGACCAATAAGTAGGGCGCGTCCCTTCGGCTTCCGGCCATGCTTCGCCGGTTCGCTGCGCTCCCGTCTTGCACCGCCGTTCGCCTCGGGTCGGGCTGCTACGGGCTTCGCTTCGCTCCGGCCACGCCTCCATACTTCCGGCGCGTCTTCCCCTTCGCATCCCTCGCGCAATGCCGCCCTCGGTCGTGCCAGCCTTCGCCGTCCGCTTCGCGCTTCCGCCCGGCTTCCGCTCCTTCGTCGCTACGCCCTGGGCGGCCGCGCTTCGC